CTCTAACATAGCATGTATCATTACTGCATTATGTGATTCATTTCTTTTTGTGTCTTTTGAACCACTACCAGCACCACCGCCACCTCCTCCAAATACTTTTGATTTGGCTAATTGATTAGACATATAGGTACCGACTTCTGTTTCTAAGGGAAAACCTTTAGTGCCGTAATGATTAGGATTCTTTTTAAAATTAGCAATGTGAATAAGTGCAGTCTCTATATCTGTTACGATAATAGAACCACCTTTTGCTAACTCTAATGGTTTCTTTTGTACGATTAATTGTTTGAGTATGTCAATACGAGGTTGACCAGTTTTTGAATTATTAGCATCTAATTGCGCAGGTGTCAATGCAACCGCTTCGCTAATAATGTTTTCTTCTAAGTATTGACTAAAGTTCATAAATAGATTCCTATGTTATATCTATTTATATAATTTTATGTCTTAAAAAATTTATTAGGTATTATATTTCCTTTGCTATCATAAGCAATTATACGTTGATCGTGTAAATGATCAATTGTACATTCTGCACCTAACTTAAGACCAATTTTATAAGCTTGATAAGATGAACCTATCATACATGTAATAAACACTATTGCTTCAATTATCATATTTCTATTCTTGTAAGATTGCTTTCTTGACCTTGTTGCTTTAAACCTACTTGAAACATAATAGCTTCTTTCAGTTTAGCAAAAGTATATTCAACCTTTTTAGTACCTTTGACAAAGGTAGTAACTTTATATGCTGGTAGTTTATCTTGTGTAGACATATACATCCCATTTTTTTGATTTACTTAATGGTATAAATTGATCATATGCTCTTGGATGGCGACCCTCAGCTCTTGCAACTGAAGCTCTTGGTCCTCTGCCTTGACATTTAACATAATATCTAGGTAGCTTTTGTGGTTCAATATTACTATAACCATTTTCATATCTATACTTGGAACTTTTTTCTTTCCAACTATTTTCTTTATTAATAATGCTTATTGTTTTACGAACTGTTTCTAGCTCAAGCATATCTCCTGCACACTCAGTATGTGCTGTCATTACATAATTTGCAGATCCTCTCATTAGTGACTCCTTAATTGTCCGTTTTTAAATACACCTTCAAAGAAGAATTGATTAAACCAATCTTCAATATCTTGATCAGCAAATTTGCCAGTGTTTGAATTAAGTGGTGTATTTCTTAACCACATGCTAGTCCAGGCTAATGATGTATTTCTATCATTGACTGGTTTCGTTGTTAAGAGCTCAAACTCTTTTGGTGTGATCTCTACTTCTTCTGGTATTGTTGTAGCAATATGTTCGAATTTAACTGTAAATTTATCCATTACTGTGGTCCCTCCGGTAATTCTTCAAATCTTTTGTTTACTAATTTTTCAATAACTTTATCTCTATCAGTTAAAGCTACTCTCATATCGAATGATTCACACATTCCTGGAAACATTCCACCTTCTAATTCTCTAAGAATACTACTTGTATTCATTTCAGACACATCATCGAAAAGTCTTTCGAGGATTTGTTCGTTTATATGATTTGACATTTTTTACTCCTTTATCATTAATTATAGTTCTATTATACTATAGCTCTATATAAATGTAAATAGCTAAAATGAAATTGTTACACAATTGTTACATTCCTGTAACATTCCTGTAACATAAAAAAGGGGAGTATGAAACTCCCCCATGATATTTCATTATAAAAGGTTCTTATTGAACTTCTGCCTTAACAAAAGTGTAGATACCATAGGCTAATGCTAGCCAAGCAACCCAATCTAATAGGCCGCCTAAGAGTAGGTAAGACAAAGAGACACCGACGATAACGCCGCCATCCCAAGATGTTCTTTCAGCCCATCTTGCATGTACCCAATCTTTTGCTACGTTTAAAATATCCATATATTTCTCCTTTATATTTTGAAGTCAGCGAATGTGTCTGGATTGTCACGAACGCCAAACTTATTAATCGGCTTATCTGGTGTCATGTCTGACATGATATCAGTTTGTGCCGACTCCTCTACATCATATAGTTTCATGCGGGAACGATCTATACCAATGACGAACCTTCGAAATTTGGTTGGATCGTTATATCTATTTTTCAATTGCTTTACCATTAATTGACCCAGTTCCTCAAGTTCCTCGGTTGAAATAAGAGCAAACATGAGATCGGCCGTTGCCGGTAAACCAAATGATTCAGATGTATCCTCTAGTCCTAAATCAGTATTAGAATATCCTGACCTGGTAGTCTGCGTTGCAGAGACTATTGGAACATTGAATTCTACAGCTAAACCACGGAGTTCTTCCGCAATGGCTTTTATATAGCTATAACTATTTATACTTCCACCCAGCCCGCGCATCCTACTAGAAGCACAAATATTTAAATAATCTATATAGATCATATCTGGACGAAAGTTCTTTTTGAGCTTTAATTCATTGAGTAAAGCTCGAAAATGACCTGTGTGAGCAGCACCTGTTGGATATTCTTTGATTATAAGTTTACCAATAGATGACCTAGCAATCTTTCCAATCTTATCATTAAATACATTTTGTGGTAATGATGATAATTGTTCAATTGGAAGATTCATCATGTTCGCATCGATTCTTTCAGCAATTCTTTCTTCTGCCATTTCCATTGTAATATACAGAACATTCTTTCCTTGCTCTAGAACTGATGCAGCACAATGACACATGAATAATGATTTACCCACGCCCGTACCCGCGAGCGCGATATTAAGTGTCTTATTAGGTAGACCACCTTTTGTTATTTTGTTAAAGTAATCAAGATCAAATGGTATACGATCTTCTTTCTTATTATAAAATTCAAAGCGTTCATCTGAGTTATCAATATAGTCGTGTCCTATTGCTTGATCAAAAGAAACTCCAAGAGCATCCGAAAGTATTTCAGGTATAGCACCTTCACTTCGTTCTTTGTCCTTTCCATCAATAATAGTAATAGAATCCATAATTGCATTATAGATTGCTTTTTCTCTACACCATTTTTCTGACTCTTGAATTAAATAATCTGTATCAACATCTGATTTAGAACTTATTTCAGATATAAGCCTTGATGCATTATTCAATACATCTTCTGGAGCATTTATCTTTCTTAATTCAAGTTCTAATACTTTTGATGTTGGTAGTTTATTATGTTTACCAACAAATTGAACTATAAGATCAAATACAGTTTTATGAGTACCTTCAAAATATTCTTTCTTTAAATAAGGTACGACTCTTCGACAATACTCTTCATTATTAAGTAGATGATTCAGTATGTGAGTCGGCAGTTGATTCGTTATTTCCAATTCCTATAACTCCTAAATTATTTTCTTTTGCATATTCTAAACTATCTGTTATTATATATTGCAATACAGCACCAAGGTAATTTTTAAATGATTCATCTTCATTAAGTTCATCAACATTAAAATCAGCTGGATCCTGTATTGTGTAATTAAATGAAAGAGTTGCTATGTCAAGTTCAGGGCTTTCTTTTACTCCTACTTGACCATAGACAACAATTACATCTTTCCACGTTCCAGTTTTTAGTTTAACACCATGAAAGACGCTATCTTCTTTTTCAACAATTGAATAATCGCTTTCTGTAATATTAAACATCTTCTGATTCAATATCTAAATCAACATCCAATAATGGCTTATGACCAATTGAATAATAGGATTTAACAAATTCTTTGAAGTCTGTTTCTTTAAAGATAGGATCCCAGAACTTTTTAGTTAGAGTATCTTTTTCTCTGACCTTTGTATCTTCAATTTCTCCAGTCTCTTTATCTACTCTAGCATACCAACCAACATTTGGTTTAGTTACATAGCCACCTGCAAGAGCAACTTCTAATAAACCACTATATGTTTGTATGCCACCTTCCCATGATACTGAAATAGGTACTTTAGATTTTTCTTTGACAAATCGAGATTTCTCTACATTAATAACAAAATGGTATCCTTGAATTTGTGTACCTTTCTTATCTTGTTGTCTTCCAATAATCCAAATGTTATCAGCTGAGTAATAAATACCTGTACCACCTGATACAATGTTCTTAGGAAATAATCCAATCTCTTGATAGGTATGGTTAACAGCAAGTAAAGGGATGTTCTTCATTGTAAGATAAGGAGTGACCATTCGGAACAATCCCTTTAATGCTTTAGCTCTCGACATATCAGCAACTGATTTCTCGTTAAGAGCATCTTCCAACTCTTTCTTAGAAGCA